ATAAAATATTACAGACACTATCAGATAGAGGGATATACGAAGCTCAACTAGGTAAAGAAGGATACGAAAGAGTAGAAGCAGAAGAATTCTTTAAACACGTATTTACTTCAGCTAAAACAGGCTTACCAATTAAAGCAGATGCTAAACAAACAGATGCAATAACTACAAAAGGTGCTAAAGTATTATATGAATATACTGGACCACTAGATGCAAAGACTAGAAAGTTTTGTAGAAGAATGTTACAATTAAGTAAGAAAGGTATATTATGGTCTAAGAGTGACTTACAAAACATACAAGGTAGTAACCCAGAGTTTCCTTCTTACTATAACATTTATCTTTATAAAGGTTCTTATGGGTGCAGACATTCTTGGAAAACAGTTTACCTATACCAAAAGAAACCTAAGACACAAAAAGTAACTGTATCGTTTCTAAATAAAGCTAAAACAGCTTCTAAAGAATATAAGTTTGGTATTGATAGAGATAAAAAGAGATTAGTAGGTCCTATGCTTATACCTAATAAACTAATACTTAGAGTAGATGAAGAAGGTAAACCTTTTTACGTATATTTCTCAGAAGATACAGTAAGACAAATAGCTGAAAAAGCAATAAAAGATAAACTAATAGATTCAGTTAACTTAGAACATAATCCAGATGTACCAGTAGATGCTCATATGACTTCTAGCTGGATTGTAGAAGATCCTAATAACGATAAGTCAAATATGTACGATATGAAAGTACCAAAGGGAACGTGGATGGCAGAATATAAAGTAGAAGACGATAAAGTATGGGATATGGTTAAAGACGGAGTAGTAAATGGTTTTAGTATAGAAGGTATATTTCAGAATAAAAGAATTCAATAATATATAAATATATATGAACATTTCACCCGAACCAAAGGCAGGATTTATATTTACATTTTTTACAACAGGATTTATGATACAAGATATAGCAATGGCTTTAGTACTAGGCTTTGTAGGTGCATTAGGAGGTTATATCTTTAAGCTTTTAAAAGACTCTATTAGTAGTAAATTCCGTAAATAGAACGTCTCTCTCTATAGATTTCCGAAAAGATATATATTAGCCTATTTATCCATATAGATTAGAACTTAACAATTTTAAAAATCATTTAACATGGATAAAAATGAACTTAAAGATCTAGTTAAGTCTTATTTCAATCTAACAGAGAAGAATATCGAAAATTCAGAAAACACAGAAGAAGTAAAATTACAATCAGCTAAATTAGTTGACGGTACTCCTATTACTAACGACAAAGATTCAGACTTTGAAGTAGGTGACGAAGTATATGTAACTACTGAAGCTGGTGAGAAAGTATTAGCTCCATCTGGAGAACATGCTTTAGATGACGGTATTGTTCTAGTAGTAGATGGAAGTGGGAAGATTACTGGATTACACAAACCTGGAGAAACAGGTCAAGGTTCCTTAGCTGAAGAGCTACCAGACAAAGGCCCTGCTAAAATTTTAAACGAAGAAGAAAAACTTTCTGAAGTTAAAGAAGAAGCAGAGACTGAAGTAGAACTTAATGATGCAATCGAAGAAGGCGATGAGCTACCAATGTCAGAACACGAAGAAGAAGACATGGAAGAGCATAGCATTAAAGAAGAAATCATTGAGGCTATTATGGAAGAAATTGCTCCTAAGATAGAGGAAATGCAAAAGAAACTAGCAGATCATGAGGAAAAAATGAAAGAACATTATTCTTCAGCAGCTAGCGAATCAGTAACAGAGAAAGCTTTTAGTAAAGCTGGCTTTGGTGCTAAACCAAGTGAAGAATTATTTCAATTCAAAACTACAGATTTAAAAAAGATGCAATACGAAAATATATTGAGTAGAGCTTCAAAAAACAATTAATTAACAAACCTTAAAAATTATTTCAATTATGGGATTAGATGTATCAGCATTAAATGACTTCAATAATGAAGTAGCTGGAAAAGTAGTACCAAAGATGGTTTTTGAAGGATACACTACTTCAATTTTACCAATACAGGAAGGAATTAAGTATGAGGAGCCATTAAACATCTTCGAAGTTGACCTACAAGTTCAATCAGGAGATTGTGTTTCTACACCTTCAGGATCTTTCGATGCTACACAAAGAACAATTCAAGTTACACAAAGAACATCATACGATGGTCTATGTTTAGATAACTTAAACCCAAAATACTTAGGTATTTCGGCGTTAGATAGAGGGTCTTACAACGAGACTTTCAAACTTGCTTCTGTATACACAGAGCAAATCGTTAACCAAATGAAGAAAAGCGATGACGCTTTCTTGTGGAATTCAACAGACGGATTAGGAAAATTAACTTCAGGATCTACAGCAGGTGTTGTAGTACCAGATGCAGCAACAGGATCAGTATCTTCTGCTACAATCTTAGGTATTACTGACGCGCTTATCGAAAACTTAAGCGATGATGTAGCGGATAGAGATGACCTTACAATTTGGATGTCTGTTGCTAACTTCAGAAAATTCATTACAGCGTTAAGAGGAATTAACAACTATTACTTCGACCCAAGCTCTATTTCTAATAGAACTGGTATCTTACAAATAGCTTACCCATTCCAAAACGTAAAAGTTGTAGGTACTTCAGGTATCTCTGGAGATAGAATCTGTTTAATGCCTGATGCTTATGCAGTAGTAGGTACAGATCTATTATCAGACGTAGACAACTTTAGCCTATGGTACGACATTAATGCAGACCAATTAAAACATAGATTAAAATCTAAGTTAGGTGTAGAAGTGGCGTTTCCAGAGTATATCGTATCTAACGATAAAAACTAAGACAACCATTATTAGGGGTCTTTAATTAGGCCCCTTTTATTAACCTTTTAAAACAATAAATTATGGCATGTGATATTACATCAGGATTTTCTTTAGCATGTAGAGATAATAGCGGAGGGATAAAAAACATTTATATTCTTTCTGGTTCTATTGATACAGTTTCAGAAGCTTCAGAAGGCTTAATTAGTGGTTTATCAGGATCGGGTGTCTTTTACAAATTCGAATTGACTAAAAATACAGGAGACTTTACAGAGACTCCAACAGTAAGTTTAGAAAATGGTACGATTTTTTACGATCAGCTGATCAACGTAGCATTTCACAAACTACAATCGTCAATTAGAAATCAAGTTAAAGTACTAGCTCAGAACCCAGATTTAAAAATAGTAGTAGAAACCAATAATGGTGTTGAGTCACCATACGTAGGTAGATACTTCTATATTGGGAACAGAAGAGGAGCTACTCTATCAGGAGGAGCAGGAGCGACAGGAACGGCATTTGGTGATGCTAACCAGTACGCTTTAGCTTTCCAAGGGTTAGAGCCAGAACCAGCAGAAGAAATAGAAACTTCAACTGGGGCTTTAGTAGACGCACTATCTGGAATTACAGTAGGCAGCTAATTATACAATAACTAAAGGGGAATGGTTGTAAAAGATTATTCCCTTTTTTTTTAAACGAATTAAATGATTAACTTAGTAAAAGAAGGTACTTCAAATACATTTGCAATTTCACCTGCAACTGCTAGTTTATACCATGACTTAGCTAGTGGATCATTCGAGCTAAACATTACTCAAGATTATGATCAATCTTCAGGTAGTTTAAGTTTAGCAAAATTACCTCCGGTACCAGCGGGATATTATAACAATTATTTATTGTTTAGTGTCGCAAGTTCTATTATACCAAGTAGTAGTGGTTTTTATACTTATGAGTTAGTAGAAGGTATAGCAGGAGCAGCCGCAGTATGGGGAACTACAACAACTACTTTTGGTGCTGCAGACTTTACTTGGTCAGCAAGCGAAGTTATAAGTAGTCCTAGAACTATTGATACAGGGAGGCTAAAAGTTGTAGGTACAGATAAACCTTCGTATATTAGTTATACAGGCGGTAATCAAGACGGCCAATATACAACTTATAATAGATAATTATGGCAAACAAAGAGACTAAATTACATTTCGCTAAAGTAGAAAGATTTTCTACACCTATAGCTAACTTTAATGAAAAGTTACAAGGGCATTATGTAAAGAGTGGAGACGATAATAGATTTCCGCATTATTTAATTGAACTATATAATAGATCAGCAATACATGCTGCATGTGTAGATTCAATTGTTCATGGAGTTATAGGACAAGGATTAACAGCAAATGACGAAGATTTCTTAGAGTATGCAAATAAAAAAGAATCTTGGAATGATATATTTGCTAAAGTATCTTTAGATTATATTTTACATGGAAGTTTTGCTTTAGAAATTATATACAGTAGAGATAGATCAAAGATTGCAGCAGTGCATCATATAGATTTTTCTACTATTAGAGCAAAAG